TTAGGAGCTCGCATTCCTGTTCCTCATTTCGTCGATTGTGTTCCTATTATTTTACCATGGATTGAGTCCTGGTTCTGCGATTTCGACGACTTTTTCACCACACTTTTAAGCATAGTGCCGTTAACTATGCTGGAAAGTGCAGCAGTATCGCCTGCTCGGTCAACCATCGTTCCCTGCTTTCCCGCAATGGTCGTTCCCGCTAGCACTTTAGAAGCATCAAATAACACCGGAGCTACCTTTCCGCCTCCGTTATGGTAACCATCCAAAATCATTTGTTCCGTCTGTCCTGGCGTGATGTTCTGTGCGCCACGATTCGGCATCATACCAGTGATTTTTGTGCCTGCGGCTCCATATGCGGTTTTTGTCGCAAGTATATCTGCAGAAACTGCTGTTGCATCGCTTGTATCCGGTCCGACAGGGATGGCTTCAATGTTTTCCGCCATCTCCGCAAAAGTATCGTGTGCCACCGTAGGAACTCCCTTGTCAGTGATCGCGGCGGCTACCAATGCTTTACCATCACTGACATTTGTAAAAACCTCGTTAATCGCTCCAACCAAAGAGGTTTTATCGTTTGACGCTAACTGCTCTAAATCTCCGATATTTTCAGCACTTTTATTTACCTCCCGCCCCAGCTCGTTTAAATCCGACGGCATGACGGTGTCGCCCATTTGCCAGTTTGTTTTTGCCATGGATTAGCCCTCCTTCACTTCGATCGTTTGCAGCATCAGCGTGTCCGAGGCGATCGGCACGTTGACGTTGTTGGAGCTGATGACCGCCCCCGAGGCGTCGGCCAGCTCGATGCTCGTAATGAGCGGAACGTCGGCGGCAGGCACGATATAGTTCAGCGCAACGGTGCCGTCCGTCGCCTCCTTGACCTCAAAGCTCGTAATTGCATACGAGCCGTTCAGCACGACTTTGGCAATACGTCCGTTCACATATTCGGCGACCTCATGAATGATGGATGCCGTTATCATTTTACTGCCACCTCCAGTCCAAAACTGACGAAAGGCTCCAAGCCAAGCGGCCAGGAGCCGAGCGTGTAGTTCGCATAAATTTCCCGCCGGGCGATCCGCTCTTCAAGCGCGATGTCGTCCTTCAAGGACGTATTTTGCCGGTAGATCAGATTGGCGGGCTTGACCGTCTCCACCGTATGCTGCACTTCCTGAAAAATAGCGGCGTTCTCGATATTGGCCGTCACGTACAACACGAACTGCTGGGCATCCGCGCTCACGACGGTCATGCCTTTCCCGACCAGCCGGTCCAGCTGCTGCTGCAAATAACGGACCGTAAACGGCGGTTTGGTCGAATAGCGATTGACGATGCGCCGCCGGCGAAAATCAAGCGATTCCTTCGACGGATCCGCCTGAATGCCCAGCATGCGTTCCCGCCGCTTGACCGCGTCCTCTCTCGCCGTCATCACGACCCGGTCTTGCAGTTGGCCTTCCACGGCCTGCAACGCCTGCTCCAGCTCCGCGTCCTCGACCTCCGCGATCACTTGAAAATCACGGATGCCTTCGTAATAGGAAGGCCAATAAGCCGCAATCACTTTACGCATGCAGCGTCACCGTCCCCCGCAGCGGAATGTCGTCGGGACCAAGCGTTAAATTGGCTTCCGCCCCGTTGAGCAGCGTCCCGTTCACATCCACCACGCCCTCTACGGTAAGAATGCGGGCGTCGATCTGGGCGACGCGGACGATCAGTTGAGGCTGCTCGGACCAGGCCTTGCGGATCTCCAGCAAATAAGCCTCCACCGCTTCCTCCACGGCCGCCTGCACTTGCCCCGGCGTCATGCCGGAAGCGAGCGTCAGCGTTGTGGCGATGTCGACGGGCACGCCCTGCACCCCGGCAATCGTAACTTCGTGGCCGATCGGCGCCATGCCGATGCCTTTGCCGATATGCTCCGGCGGATCGACCGCTTCCTGCACCGCCGCGACCAGCTGAGCCGACGGCTCGCCCCAGTCCGAGGCGATAATCGCCGCCCTGACCGTTCCGCCGCCCTGCCAGACCGGATAAATTTTGACTGCGCCGACGCCGTCCATGGCATTGATCATGCTTTTGTATTGCGCCGCATTCCCGCCAAAAGCAGGCTCGTTCACCGCCGCATAATACCTGGCGCGCAGCGCCACGTCGTCTTCCTCGTCCTCGCCGGGAGACAGCACCTCGTCCAGCACCGCTCGAACGAGCCCGTTCACGACCTGCAGCGGCAGCAACTCGCCATAGTGCCGGTTGCCGGCCTGGCCCGCTACCTCGCATTGCATCTCATAGGCCCCGCTGCCCGGCGGCGCAAGCTCCTTCGTCACGACGTAGCCGATGCGGTCGAAGGCGTACCGGCTTCCAACGGGAACTGTGAGCGGAGCGTCGTTGGCGCCGTAGAACAATCCTTTCCGTTTGGCGAAGGTCGCCTGCCGCCGGTTCACGCCGAATTGCGCCGTAATTCTCGTCAAATATTCGCCCGTCGCCGTATCGGCGAACGACAGCCCTTCGTTCAGCTCCAGCTCCGCGTACAGCTGCGCAAGCTCCGCCGCTGCGGGAGCCAAGGCGTCGTAGATGACGCTTCCTTCCCGCTTGTCCAGCCCGTCCGGAACGCGATTCAACATCCGCTCCAGAATGGCTTCCATCGTTTGCGAACTATAATCAGCCATCGTCCCTCACCTCCATGCCGGCTTCAAACGAGCCGAAGATCGTGTTTACCGTAAACAGGACGCGCATGCCGCCGTCCTCCAGCTCCTCCACGGCCGTCTCTCCGACGCCCGTAATGCGGTCGTCCGCGAGCAGCGCTTCCTGCAGCATCCGGTCGATTTCCATTTCCAGAAATACCGGATCGCTGCCGATCAGACTTCTCAGCTCGTGGCCGTAATCGCTGCTGTAGATGGCATGCCGGAACCGGTCGGTCAACAGCAGCTTGTGGACCGCTTGGCGCACGGCTTCCAGACCGTCCGTCATCCCGGACGCCCGCCCTCTTTCCCAATCCAGCTTCCAGGTGCGGGACGGCTGCTCGGCCTGAGCTTCCTCCTCCGCATCGGTCATACCTCCAACAGGTACCGTATTCATACGCTCACCACCCGATCCAGCACCAGATAACGCTGCCCGCCTTGCATTCGCAGCAGGATCACTTTATCCCCTTGCTCCACCCCGCGAAGCAGCAGCGATTCCGGCAGGATCAGAAATTCCCACGGCAGCGTAAATCTCTGATCGACCCGCACGCTTAACGGGTTGGCCGACACGACCTCCCCGAACAGCAGATGGACCGGACTCCCCGCTTCAACGGCTCCTGCCCCGGCTTGTTTAATAATATCGAGCATTTTCATGCCATCACCCGCTTTTCGTTCTTATCCCATCTGTTCATCCGATCACCTTCACATCAAGCGACATCGTATGATTCCCTCCTTCGAATTTGTGCGTGCATTCGTCCACCAGATACGGCTGATTGATCCCGTTTTCCTCGATCCACAGCCGGATATAGCAGCCCGCGCGCACGCGAAGATCGCCGACCGCATCCAGCTTCAGCGTTTTCGTCTCCCGGTTTTTCAGCCTCGCCAGCTGATCGAGCAACTCGCGAATTTGCTCCGGGTTTTTGTCCTCCTCCACCGACTGGTACAGCTGCAGCAAGCCCCATTGGGCGATATTGGCGCTGTCCTGGGCGACGTGAAGCTCGCGCTTGCCGGACTTCTTGTTGTCCTGGAACAGCACGATCTTGTTGTACGTATCCTGGTCGATGGACGCCGAATAGCGGTAATCCGTCAACAGGCTGCCCTCGCCGATATAAAAGTCGAGCAACAAATCTTCAATATTGCTCAGCGTCAACGAACCGAAATCGTCGTACAGCACATAGTTGCGTCCCGAATGGATTAAGGTAAGCGTCAGCGCTTTATCGATAATGTCCAGCAGCTTTTTGCCGTCCTCCATCATGGTCGGGATCACGTACCGGGTATCCGCCAGCGAGCCGGTGCGCAGCTTGAACTTGTCCGCCACGAGACGGACGACGTCGGTCGCCGTCACCTTTTGCAGCACGAACGTATCCGAAGCCATCAAATATCTGATCTGGTCGTACGCCTTGACCTTGACCGCCTCGCCGCTGCCGCTTTCTATGCTGAAAATGTAGCCGTAAAACACGTTTCGCCCGTCCTTCCGCACCCGAATAATGTCTCCGTTGCGGTACTTGAAGTCCTTCGATTGATAAAGCGCGCCCTTCAGCAGCGTCACATCGAGACTCCCCGCCTTGCCGATCCGGCTGGTGCTCCAGCTGATGTCGCCGGCAATGTCCGACACGTCCCAGACGTTCCCGTCCTTATTGTCGATCAGCACCTCGATCATGGCAGCTTCAACACCTTGCCGATCGGCAGCCGCTTCACTTCGGCGTCGCTGATGCCGTTCAGCTTCTGAATTTCCCTCCAGCGCTCGCCGCTTCCCAGCACATTTTGGGCGACCTTCCATAGCGAATCCCCGGCCTTAAGCGTATACGTCTTCGGCTTCGGCCGGTCGTCCGGACGCTTGACCGCCTCCTTCTTGACCGCATGGCCGACAGGATAACGTTTGGCCGCATAAAACCGGTAATGCTTCAGCTTGATCGCATATTCGATGTCCCCGATTCCGCCAGCGACTTCCTTCCATTGAAAATCCTCGATGCTGGCCGCAGTATTGATGCCAAAGGACCGTCCTTTGTAAATAAACCGGATCGGTCTTCCGCTCTCCATCCATCGCATGATCGTTTCGACGTAATAGGCAGGCGGATACAGCCTTCTCGTTCGGACGAAGGGATAACGCTGGTTCGGAAAAATGCTCCCGAAGCCGTATTCCGACAGCTTGCGGTCTTTGATCACGTTGATTTCACCCAGGCCGGCCACGTCGTAGGTGCTGCTCTTGCCGCCTTCGGACATTTCGATGGAGGCCGGCATCACCGGCAAATGCAATATTTGCTCCCGGTTGTTGAAGCTGAGCTGAATGCCGTATTCGGGTCTTTTAAAATACTTCGCGTAAATCATTCATACACCCCCTGCGCCGACGACGCGATTTCCTCCTGCAGCACGGACGTAATCGCCTGCACCATGGAGCTGACGTCCATTCCGTTGCGAATGTCGCCCGTTTGCACATTGACGGATGGCTGAAGCGTGACGAAGTTTTGAATATTTTTCATCTCGGCCAGCTCGCGCATCGTCTTCAAGTCTTCGCTGCTAATGTCCACCGTATCGTTGACGCTGCCAACCTCGTCTATTCTCCCGCCGCCCACCGAGACGACGGCGTCCTGCCGAATGGCGGGACCCG